CCTCATAGAGTCCAAAGTTTTCAACGACGTATTCTTTAAAGTCTATCATTTGTTTGCGTTTTTCATCATGTCGGCTAACTTAATAAGCAACTCTTTATCTTTATCAGAGATCTTATCAAGTTGCTTTTTCTTAGCAATAGTTTCCAATGACTTAGCCCATGAAGCAGAAGACTCTTCTACATCGGACTCTTTAACCGGAACCAACTCATCAGGTTTATGGTCCATAGTTTTGCTACCAACACCAACCTTAATAAAGTCTTTACCAACAGATAATACAGTAGCAACTTTGCCATCATGCTTCATCTTAACTTTAGAACCTTCAGGGAACTTAGCAGATAGTTTAGCAATATCACTACGCAGTGATTCATTAGTTTCGTCGTATTTACCAGCCATTACAGCGTGCATACCCTTTGCTTTTTCGTGAAAGGCAGAAAGTTTATTTTGCATCCATTCAGGGAAGTCTTTATTGCCTTGGATATATTCCATAATCTCTTCTGCAACATACCCAATAAACTTAGCTTGATCTAATGCCATACCAGCTTCATCTGGAGATGCAGGCATATTATCTTCTGCTTCACCTAGGTCAAAAAACTCTTTTAATGCGTCGGTACGTTTATCATGAATAAACTCTGGACTGCCCATAATGCGATTATCAGGATCTTTATCAACTAGCTTTTGAGCTGCAGCTTTAGTTATATTAGGACGAACAATTTCATTCTTCTTTGTATCTAATACTGAATATTTGCGCGCTTCACTTACTGCACCAGATCGCAATTCTTTAAATCTTTTCATTTTTTATTTCTCCGAGCTAATGCTTTCATATTTTCAATCCACTGCTTAGCAATGTAATTTTTAATTGGTCTTTTAACAAACTTTTGAATCTCTTTAAATGCCATATTCATGACATTATCTGTAGTACCGTTGTTATCTACTACAATAAAATTATTGCTGCCAAATAAATTCTGGAATGCGCCAATATTACGTTGTACTTTATTCCACATTTTACTTACAGTATCATCAGGCAATGATCTTGAACGTTGACGGTTTCGATCTAATGCTACTTCTTCTGACGTATTAACAAATACCATATAGCAATCATAACCAGCTGCTCTAAGTACTTCCATTTGTTTTTTGATCTTGTCAACATCTTTACCAGTACCATCAAGGATTAAACCTAAACGTCCTTGCATATACATGCGCATTTTAGATGTAGTAATCTTTTTAGCCTTTGCTCTTATTTCCTGACCAGCCGGTGAGAAAATAGTTTCAGGATCAAGATCAAGATCAGCCTGTTTCATTTTTAATTCAAATACATCATCAGAGTTAATAACCTTAAAGCCTAAAGACTTTGGTATAGCTTGACCTTGTACATATGACTTACCAGACCCTGGGCCACCGGCCAAGAATATAGCTTTAAAAATAACAGGATCGTTAACGCCTTCGTTTAACCACTCTCTAAAATTATCCACCGAATTCGTGCCCCGCTACTCTTTTCATTTGCTTCTTAAACTCTTCGAAATCAGGCTTAGTCTTATAGTACTTAATGGTAATCTCATCGCGTTCTTTTCCTTTGATTCTCCAAGAATAACCTTCGTCTTTCTTCTTAGGATCAGTTACTTTAACAACACGACGCTCAAAACCTTTTTCCCAGGTTTCAGACTTCTTCTCTTCAATCGATTCGTTACGGACTTTATCGGCCAAGTCTTTATCAGCACCGCCCCAAGTTCCCTTAGATTTAGTAACAAAAGAATTAACTCGCGCATAACCCCATTGCTCTGGAGTAGTACCAGGACGATGCCCGGTTCTCCATGCAGCTACACCACGGTCGTATACTTTCTTAAGAATTGAGTATGGCATGCCAGTCTTATCAGCTTTTTTCTCTAGACCAGCTTTTGAATTTTCGCCAAACATTTGTTGATATTTCTTAGTATGCTTTGAGGGTTTAGTTTTTGCCCTTGCGTCTCCCGGTGCCGGCTTATATGCCGCAGGATCGTCATCGTCCATTTTTGCTTGCTTCTTGAACTGGGCTTCACGCTTTTTTGCTGTAGACTTAGCAAGATCCTTATGATATGGTTCGTTAGACTTTTCAGCTTCCATCATTTCTTTAAATGATTTAAGGCTTGTTATTTGCCCTGGAGTAGCTTCTTTATAAGTATTAACCAATTCGTCAGTACCTTCTTCACCAGCACCAGACTTTTCGTCAATCTTTTCTACGGCATCTAACCAAAACTTTTTCTTTGAACCATCTTTGAATTCAACTAATACGTGGTTAGTACCACACATGATTACTTCACCAACTTCATTAGTTTCTTTGATTGTTACAAGGTCGGATTCGATGAATAGTTTGCCCTCAATATATGCTTCACGTTCTTCAGAAGCAGGGGCAAGTTGAATATGTTTACGATGGTTATAAGACTCTTTAAGTCCCATAGCAGTACGTAAAGCATTGAATAGATCTTGCGTTCCGGTAAATCCTTTCGGCATACCTTTTGCAAATAATTCCATGTCATTAGCTGCAGCAGCAGCTCTTAATTTGGAGGCTGACATACCAGTGACGTCGTCAGAATCTGGATCACGTTGACCAGCAGATACTACGTTAACTCCGCCTTCGAAGTTATAAAAACCGTGACGACCTTCAACGTTGTTATACTTATTGAGCAATGCATCGAATTCATTAAGGCGATCTTCACCAACAACCATAGTTGCTTTAGTGAAGCCTTGGTCATATAACTTTACGATAATATCGAATACTGTACGAATATCAGAATCATTCATGATATTACGTGCGTATTTAGGGAACATCTTACGTAGGAATTTAATCTTCGTTTTGAAGTTTAAAGGATTTTTCTTAGGGTCATTTGATTTGGAAGCATAGATACGGAATTGACCACCACGTGACAATTTCTTAATCGTATCGAATAACTTTTCATGACCATTAGTTGGTGGATTAAATCTACCAAATGCAAATGTTATTTCTTTTGTTTCTTCAGTAATAAACTGACCAAAGGACTTGTATTGCATTATTCATCTCCACCTTTTTTAGCGGCCAATTTAGCTTTATCAGCAGCTTTGACTTGAGGCAGAAGTTTCTTAGCCAGTTTGTTGATTGCACCTTTTTTCTTATCTAGTTTCTTTTCTAGATCTGTACGTGCAGCAAATGATAGTTCGCCTTTATCCTTATCTTTAAGGATTTTCTTAGCGATCATATCACGTGCTTTTTTCTGAGCTTTGGTTTTGAGTTTTTCGGGAGAAGCAAGTTTCTTTGAGGCTTTCTTTTTACCGAGAGCAATCTTTGCTTTGTTTTTACGAAATGTAGCCTTCATCTTAAGACGTTGTGTTGTCGTAAGTGCTTCGTCCATATCGACCATTTCGTCGAATTCTTCTACTGTAGTGCCAATGTCATCATTGCGCTTACGTTTCTGGCGCATATATGCAATAAGCTCGTCTTCTTCTTGAGACGGATTGGCAATAATAAAATCTTTGAATGAGTACATGTTTTTATCCTTGGGTTCCATGTAAAAGTTATCGACTCGGGGAGTCCCAACCTTTAATAATATCTTTGCTGAAGTTGTTAGTAGAAAATTCTAATCTATCGACCAACTTGACAGCGCCACCTTCCATACGATCTATTGCAACAAAACCTTCGTGGTTGGTTACCTTAAATCCGGATGCAGTCTTAACGAATGTATTAATATTGTTTAAACTGTTTAGTTTATTTATAATAATTAACTTCGCATCTACGATAGAATTTTGCAAATCGAACACATTTTTTAAACTTTTTTTGTTAGAACCTGAAAAAAACTTAAGAATTTCATCACGTTGTACGAATTTCCGTTGTTTACCAGCATCGGACTTTAATTTATCGGCTTGTTTCATATATCGATCGTTAACATAATCGATTAGTCCATCAACATGTTTAGTAGTATTCGTAATACGTTCGTTAGCTCTTACTTTGGTGTTGTTATATGTATTAATGATTAAATTTAATTCTTTATTCGATTCGATCTCTTTAAGAGTAGAACCAGCAATCTTATTGAAGATTTTACCTGCGTTAGATAGATACTTTGTACATTCCGCAGTTTCTGCTGCTGTCATTGTAGCAGTACCAGATACATCGGGCAATGTAGCATCTTGCATCCATACCTTTTTACTAGGTCTAAGCTTAGGTACAATTTCTTTACCGAATGATGCTTTCATTGTTTCAAACGTAGCACCTTCATAAGTCGTATGCCATACTACACCAAGGTCTGCAGCACTAATTTGTTTCTCTAAGTCAGATCCAACTGGAATAGCATAAGCAATAGTATTTGGATGGAACACAACCATCTTTTGGCCGTCAATAGTTTCATTCTTTAAATCACCCTTAGTGAACATTATATCACCTTGGATAACATTAGTGATACCTAAATCTTTCAGTGTATCAAAAGCAACCTTTAGTTTAGCATTTAGATCGCCACTTGTATCAGCATCAATGTCCTCATGGTTCTTGTAGACCTTAGGATTGGCGTTAAAGATACCTTTTTTAGCAACAAAGAATTGGCCATCGCTTGGATCTTTACCAGCAAAAACTGCAGGAGCGCCATCCCACTTGACTGTCACATCAACCTGCGTTTTAGAATTTCCAGCCAACATATCACGTAACGAACGAAGAGCGTTGATTGCTTGTCGTGCACCTTTTACTCCACCATCAAGAACAAGATCCTCGATATGTGTCATATGAGTATTCTTTGCAGCCGCTTCAGATAGGTGTTGTTTAAATCTTAACATTATTCGTATACCTTTACGTATGTACTAGAATCTTCAGATTTAGATCCAGCGTAATTAATTAATTTGGTTATAAATCGATTTGCTTTAGTACCAGTATTTTTATCTATATTATAACAGAGATATAACGCACCGAGCTTAGCAGACACCCAACCGGCATCTTTAGTTGCAAGCTTCTCATCAAACTCTTCACGTGGAGTATTCTTATAGAAATGATTATAAAGTTTCCACATCTTTTCGATCGAACGCGCGTCTTTATTTCTTACGATCTTATTGGAAAGTGTTTTAATAGCTTTATGTTCTGGAATACCACCACGAAATACCTGTTTTGCAGCATCTACAATAATACCCCATGAAGCACCACCGCCTCGAGCAGTCTTACCTTTAATTTCTACTTTGTTTGTACCTTGATATGAGTTGTCTTTAATTGTCATACTACCAACATCATATACGATTGTTCCGCCTTTAGAAGACCAGAAATCGCCACGGGTTGCTCCTTGTAGGAGAACCGAAGTTAACTTATGATCGTCAACATCAGGTGGAGTTTGATCGTTATAGACTTTAGCTTTACCGGTTTTCTTGACAAGCTTTAACGATATACCAACAAGTCGTCTTTCAGAGAATAGTTTAAGTATTGACGTATTAAGGCCTCGAACTGAATCTGTGTTGAGTTCAGACAATTTAAAGTCTGCAGCGGCTGCCCAAATATCACCAGGATTCCACTTATCATCACTGAACTTACCTAGGTCAGAATTCTTAAATGCTTGATTCTTTGCAAGGTATATACCGATCATAGTTTTAGAACCACGATGGAGAACCATATCTTTTTTGACATAGCCTTCTTTAATAATTAGTTGTGCAGAGAGGTATGATGAATTAAACCAGTTATCATCTACTGATAACACTTCATCTAGTGTAGCATCGACGTCTACTTTTTTATATGCGGCTTTAAGAATCTCATCGTCTTGGAAGAATTCCATAGTTTGCATGCCGTGATCTAGCATTGCTTGGAGTACGACACATTGATGAGATTCTGTAAGTTTGGTATTAAGCGTACCGCCGCCGGCACCACCTTGTGCACCACCGAATACTTTCGATTTGCCAAGGTCATTTGAGGTAATGAAATTATCGCCTTCACCCTTAAGAGCAATAGGAGTTTTTTCATTCCAGTTTTTGATTTGGTTAAGGGCTGATTCAACATCGACTACCATGAAGGTGCCGCCTTTAGCTAGTTCTAATGGAACACCATCTTTAACAAGTCTAGCTAAAATATCTATACGTGGTTCACCTGTTTGTCCGTTAGGTTTAACTAACTGTGCCGGAGTGAGTTTAACTAATGATTCATTAACCTGCGTAAAATTTTTAAAACTACTAAACATTGAACTTCCCCTTATTAGTACTATTTATACATTTCGATCGCCTGAAGTTACGTTACCATCGTCATCTATGTTAATATATCCTTGTTTATGAAGCATTTCTAGCATAGTTTCAGCCCCGACTATTACGCCTCGTTTATACTCGTAGTAGCCATAACCTAAAGCACAAACAGCACAAATTATAATAACTTCCACTATGCTCTCACATAGACGTAAACATCAACTCGTTGTGCATCTTCTAATCGGCAGTTCATCCAGTCAACATACTTCTCACCAAACTGAGTCCAATGAGTATACTTGTCAATGTTAGGATTATTTTCACCAAAACGACCTTTGAGTACCACGCGGTACTTCTTATCATTGCTTGCTCTATTGATAACTTTTACAGTATCTCGGATCTTTTCGATCTCGAGCATACCACCAGCGTCTTCATAGTTATAGGTTCCGATGTAGTTCTTAGATGTACGTGTACTCATAATGTAGCTCCAATATATTTTTCAACAGGTTTCAATTGAACAAACTTACGACGAGACTTAGAGAATTGCTTCATCGGCTTATTAAACTGGATGTACTCTTTAGTTCCAGTCTTGACATAACCAACAAGCTGGTCTTGTTCATTGAGGATATAGGTATGATTTAGAGTAGAAACTTCCCACTCGGTAATCTCTTTAAAAGCGCGTAAAGCCATATTAGTATCCTTTAGACATATGAATGTAGCATTCTGGATTGAAGTTAGATAACGAACGACCACACAGACAAGTGTCCGCTTCTTCGATACTTGGAGCACCAACGATAGCTCGGATTTGTTCCTCCGAGTATCGCTGTTCTCCATCACGAATTGATTGTTCAGCCAGCATTTTCATTTGATCATCATTCATATTAAATACCTGTCCAGCGGATTAGATGAGGGTTGAAGTCGAACACATTGCCACGAGCAAAGTTGGTGGCAGGAGCACTCCACGATTTTGCCATTAGCATATCGCCAATGTTGAATGGTTGCTTAGTTTTGTTATCAATCGCTTTAGGAGCTTTCTTAACCACAAAACCAGCGACTGATTCGCGATCAGGGGTATCACAATCGCTTTTGACGATCTTGATAAAGTTTCGACCTTCTTCAAGGGTAAACTGGATTTGAGTATGGTCAAATCGTTTGTTGTAGTCA